TCTGTTTCACTTACAAAGTCTGTATTCATCTTAATCTTTTCAGTAGCGTTTACTCTAAAGGATTTCTTACCTCCTTTAAAGCCATTCACTTGATAGATTTTTTTATTCCAAGTTCCTTCTAGCTGTTGGTATGTACTCCCTTTTGTTGATATTGACTTAGAAGATAATTGTGTGAATGTGTAGTAATCCCAAACTCCCCATTGATTTAACCAAGTAAGCCTTATAGGTTCATATCCTTTAAGATTTGGACAGTTCAATTTTATTGTAATAACCTCTCCTATCTGGTCTGAAGCTTTGTTAAGAGGTGTAATTTTATAGTAAGATAATGAATTATTTGCTATTATTGTTTGAACATTTGTGCTGTAATTCTGTAAGTTTCCAGGAAAACAACCAAAGTGTAGAAGTTGGTTTTTAGTGCTTGTTGTGTAAGGGAAAAATCCACCTTGTGTTAAATTATTTGAAGCACTTACTGTAGTAAGTAAGCTATCGGCACTATCATAGAATTGCATCCTTATTGTTTTTAAAGTTGTTTCAGCTTCAAAGCCTGCTACAGGAGTTGTTAAATAAGATATTGTTCCATAATCGGTTGCGTTTGCATATTGAGTAGTTGGTGCGTTTGACAAATACTTACGAATCGAAGGATTCACAGTATTTAATTGGAAAAGATTTGTAGAATAACCAAAATTTCCAATTGTATTTATACTTAACTTGTCTGTATGTTTTAAATACCCATTAAAAAAAGTATATTCCGTAGTAGAAACTCCTTGCCCTGTCAAAACTTGTGCAGGTTCATCAAGTAATAAAGCACCTTCTACTTTAAATCTTATAGATAAATATTTTAGTGTATTATTATTGGTTGAATATTCATTTATTAAGTGTAACGGAATTGGTCTTTCTATTGATGCTGTTTCTGATTTATAACCACTTCCTATTCCTGCTAAATTATCAGGGTTCACAAAGCTTTCTACAATAGAACTTAAATCAAACATACCTACTCCTACTGCATTTGGTGTTGTTTTAAAACTACCTACAAATCCAATCCCTGAAGAAATTACTATAGCTTCATCACTTATATATACATCAGCTATAAACTTTACATTGACAAATGGTATTTGAAATACTGATGCATTTGATATTGAAAAGATTATATCTTGCCCCACAGGAAATGTAGTGAAAAGTGGTTGTTGTTCTATTAAGTTTGCCATTATTTTACTGTTGTTAAACTATTAATTATATCTTCTTTTACGCTTCCTAATAAGTCTTTACCAAACTGCTTTAGACCAAGTCCTAAAGGCTTTTGAAAGAAGCTTATTCCTTGTATTCCTTTACGACCTATACTTCTAGCAATTAAGAATGTTATTGTCTTTCTACTCATAAATTTACCACTTGCATCTCTTGGAGCTATTCCTTTTCTTACTACCCACTTATCTAAAGCTTTGCTAGGTGGTTGTGAATGTCCTTTACTATTCTTGTAACTGTATGGACTTTTTATTGTTTTGCTTTTATAGTCTTTAAATGTTCTTTTCTGTTGTGTTCCTGAAACTCCCTTATCTACATATTGACCATAGCTTGACATAAAGAATTGTACTGTAAAACCATCAGCGTCTTCAATAACTTTAAAGCTAATAGATTCTTCTAGCTTACCTCCTTTACCTGCCCTCTGTAAGTTAGCCTTAGACCTATTGACAACTTGTTTGCCAAAGCTGTTTAAGTAATTCTCTATATTTTTAGTGTCCATTATTCTACTGCTACAAAGATTTCAATTCTTGGATTTAATGTTGTTCCAATTGGTCTTATTTGAAGTGAAGCTAAGTCTTCCATTGTTCCAAATGATGGAGTAGTATCTTCTTCTGCTAATGCTGATTCAGATGCTCTAGCTAAAATATGAGAAGCTCCTGCTGTTAATCTTACTTGATAATTAGAAGCCGTTGTTACAACTGCTAGTTCTACTTGTGCTTCTAAATCTAAATTAGTAACTCTTATGTATCTTACCTGATCTAAATCTATTGCTCCTGCTGAAGTATAAGGTGCTGCTGCAAAAGTTGCTATTGTAGTAGTCTGTGAATGAGTACAAGTAACGATTCTTTCAAATACGTCATTTACGTTTGTAGTTGTTACTGAATTAGTTGAACCTCTTAAAGAGCCGTTAAGCGTAATGGATTCTGTGAGTGTTGTTGTTAGTGTTGCCATATTAAAATGTATATGTTATTTTTGGTGGGATTAATTGTATTGTTAGTTTGCCTATTTTTATTTTAAACATTATTGTCCGATTGCTTCTGCTGACATTGGAGTATCACAACTGTCAAAGTTATTCTGAACTACAACAGTCATTGAGAATACCCATCCTGTCAATAAATTATCAAAACGTTCAGTAAATGGTTCTATATTATAATCTCCGTCTGTAAAATAAACAGGTGCATCAATATCTCCTGTTGTTGTATTAGGGTCGTTCTGAGCTTGCCATTGACTATTCCTAAAGATACTTATAATATCTACACAAGTTTGTAGTGTGTCATTGAATACATCTATTTCATTAGTTAAGTTCTTAGAACCTACACTACTTTGTCCATTGTTCCAATCTTCCTTTTCAGATACTAAGTCGCATACAAAGATTTGGAAGTTATAGTTTAATTGATTTGAGCCTGTAGTTACACTTGTTGGGTTGATGTGCATTAAAGGGAATATCTCCTCCTTTTCAAGATTGATGTCAAAAATATCTCCAACAGAAGTAGTATTTATAAAGTAGTGCTGCCTACCTAACTTCTTTAGAGTTTCAATTACATTTAGATATGTCTTGTTCTTAACCATTTCTTTTTACTTTATTTTGTGAGTTCAAATCTGTTTCATAACTAAGCCAAGTCAAACACTCTAACAGACTCAAGTTTGTAATACTTTCTAATTTACTTATATCCTCTCCACATAATCTGTGCATCACTCCGAACCATCCCCATTTACTTGCGAAGTCTTCACTAGCTACTGCGTCTTCGTTTCCTTCAGCCGCTCCATCAAAAATGATGGCAAAATCTCGGACAACACCTTCGCGAAATTGTAAAAAAAAACCAATGCACTTTGCACTTGTTCCGCTGACATCTGTTTCATTTCTTCAGCCCTAAGCCGAATATCGCCATCATACGGCTCAATTATATATATGTCGTTCTTCTTCAATTTGATAGGACGATAGAGTACACTCATTAATTCAGGAAGTTGTTTATCTATTCCGTTCTTGATGAACTGCTCAATGTCTGCATACTCTCCTAATGTAATACTATCTAAGTCAGGATGGAATCCGTACTCAACATCATTTATTTCTATTATCTTTTTAAGCTCTGTATCTTGCTCTTGCTGTAACTCTCCTATCTTACTCATTATAACTGCAACATCTGATAAGGCTAACTCCTTTATTAACTTCTTAGGAATGTCTGATAATGCTGCTATTGTTTCTGTTGCTTCTTCAGTCTTTGTACCTGTTTCAAAGTCGATTAATTGTAACCAAGTAGACAGAGTAACATCTGACCAACTATTAATAAGCTTGAACTCTTTTACTTTACCTTCTTTTTTAATTTTGACTTTCATACACTATATAATAGAAATTTGTTGATTTTAGTTTAAAGTTTTGTATCTTTGCTGTTCTTCTTGTTTAATTTGTTTCCTAAAGGGGGTTAAGAATCGTGATGTTTCTTAGCCCTCTTTTTTATTGAACGAAATACTTACCTGCGTTTGGATTGTCTAGGTGATATATTACATTGTACCTAATACCATCAATAGAATGATTCCAATTATCTACGTAAAGCTTAGAGCCTTTATCTGCATATACATAGTTGTTTAACTCTTTAGCTATGTTAATTGATTCAGGTGTTACTATAAGCTCATAGTCTTGCATTCTAGTTATACCACTTTCAATCGTTCCTTTCTTAACTGCTTTAATGTTTACTCCTAAATGTCTTAAATCTGCAATGAGTCTTGGTTCAGCACTATCAGCTATTATCAGGCTTTGCCCTACTTTATCTAAAACTATCTGAGCTAGCTCTTGACTCTTTAATCCATTACGATATAGATGTTCCTTTAAGTAAATCTTTTTATGCTTCTTGTCAATAGCCACTTCAGTCAAGGAGTCAGGGTCTACACTAAAACCAAAGTCCATTCCACAAGAAGTCTGTAAGTTATCAGGATTAAATTCTCCTATGCTCCAATTCTCAAAGACTACTCCTTCTGCCTTCGCTAACCAACCTCCTAAAATCTTATGCTGATACTTTTTAAAGTTGTTATGCTTTATGCTCTTAATACGCTCTAGGAAGCTCGTAGATAGGTTTATTTCATTATCTAGGTATGTACTATGTATATAACATATATTGTCTTTAACACCGTTAAAACCACCTTCTACTCCTTTGTCCTCAAAGAACCTCTTGTAAATCCAATGCTCCTTAGTTGTTGGATTCAATATAAGTATCACTCTATTGTGTATATTCTTTTCCCTTATACTTAAGTCAATAGTGTCAAATATATTCTCATCTACAAGTTCTTCAGCTTCATCAAGTACCCAGGTACTTATACCTTGTAATGATTTTAGGCTAGCCGTCTGATTACCTGCTGAAGTTCTGATTCCTCTAAATAGAATATCTGAGTCGTTCTTTGTATTAAGTACTTCTTTTTTATTAATACTAAAGACTTCATCAAATCCAAGTAGCCCTATCTTTTCTAGGAACTCAGGAATGATTGATAAGTGAGCTGATGTCATTGTAAACCTTGTAAATAAAACCCTTATTCCTCTTGACATAGTAAGTAGAGTAAGAAAGACTGTAACAGCAAAAGACTTTCCTGAACCCCTACCTCCTGTTATTATAAAGTATCTAGCCTTTGAATCAAATAAAGGATTGTATTTCTTACTCAGTATCAGTGTCAATGAATGTAATTAAAGGAAGGTTAAGAGCTTTATCACCTGAAGTTAAATCTACTCTATTAGTTTCATTCATACCACAAATATTCTTTGCTCCGTGTATTACAACTGAAGGAACTTTGTCTTTTATACATTCATAGAATTTAGACATCACAAAGTCTTTAGCAATTAACTCAACATCATTTACAGCTTCTGCAAATACTTCATCTTCTTTTAGCCACTTGTAGTAGTTAGTTCTTGATAGGTCGCAAGACTTTAAAGCTGTCGTTACTATACCTAGACTTCCCTCTAGCGCCTTTAACATTTGCTCCTTTGCTATTTTTGTTCTATTTTGTTCCATTATTTTATTTTCTTTAATTCCATTCCGTAATTATCTACATCTTTTTTTATAATAACATCTTGTTTTTTAATAAGCTTTGTTTTTTTAAATGGAGTGTAATCTACGTGATGATGTATTCTTCCAAATCTAAAAGTCAATCTTGATACATCAGGGTGAACATCTACTTGCATTTGACTCTTTGGCAATGTTCCTTCTTTATCGTAAAACTCCTCTGAATTACCTCCTCTCAATACTTGTGTTGTTACTTTCTCTTGCAACATAGCATTAAATTGAATTGTACAATATCCTGCTTTTAACATATCTAAACTCAATATTGTATCTTCATTGTATCTACCTCTCCATTTAAAAGGTACGTTATTCTTTATTAAATTACAACTATATATTCTTGTATTTTTTACAAATGGTGGATATTTTTGTTTCCTAGCTATGAACATAAAATAATTAGGTCCTGCCATTGCTACATTTTCGTATCGTTCTACAAAATCTTCCATAGCTAAAAATACTGAACCTGTTTCTGCTGTATGAATTTGATTGTTATTGTATCTACAAAATCTATTAATGTTATCGTCCATTACCCAATGATATGCAAATCCATTTTCTTTAGAGTGTTTCCAAGCAAAGTTTCTTGCTGCTCCGGGTCCTGTACTTTTACTTCGTCCTAAATTATCAAGAACTTCATACTCATCTAAATACTTTTCAGATAGTATTAAAATCTTTTTCTTATCTATTACTGCTGAATAATCTTTGTAATCACTTTTCTCAATTACAATATAATAAGGCACTTGCATTTTTTCCAATGCTTTACTTGTTAGTCTGCTATCTGCCCTTCCTTTTGAAACTATATATAAGGGATATTTAGGATTCATCTGAATATGCTTTATCCTTTTGCACTAAGTCATTTACTTTAGGGAACCATACACTTTTTGTTTTTGTCGTTAGCTCTTGATTTATTAGTTTAGCAAAAAGTTGCACATCTTCATCTGTTTTAAATGATAAGATAATTTGTCTTTTAGGAGAAAGGTCATCATTATTGAATTCAGGCATACCACTCCATTCAAGCTCTGTGTCTAATTCATTTTTATCATCTTGGTTTTCCCATACATCTAATCCCCATTCAGTAATCTTAATTGTATTCCACTCATTACCTAACATAGCCCAATCCCATTCTCCAAAACCTACATTGTCTTTAACGATAAACTCTTTCTTTTGTTCTTCAGTAAGTCCTTCTGCTATGTCTATCCATACTTCTGACAGTCCTGCTTCTTTACTTGCCTTCAACCTCATATTGCCACCTAACACCATAAAGTCCTCATCAACTACAATAGGTCTTAGCTTTAACATCTCAGGAAATTCCTTAATTGACTTGACTAACTTCTTAAACTTATCGTTCTTAATAATTCTAGGGTTGCTAGGGTTTCCCTTTACTTTACTTATCTTAACTTGTTGTTTCATAGTATATAATAGAAATTTGTTAGTTTTATTTTAATCAAAGGATTCATTGATTCCCCTTTCACCTACTAGCTTTTCTTTTGCTCCTGCCCATAAATTATCTCTACGCTTGCTTAGACTAGGCTCTGTTCTTTGAAGTGTAGGTATGCCTTCTGTTGGTTCGCTATCCATATATAGACCACATTCACATTCAGCTTCCTTTGCTACCCAAGAACCATCTCTGTAGACTATTGTAGCCTTAGATAGTTCTTTAGTCTTTCCACATTCGCAAGTGTATAGTGTCATCTCTTTAGCTTATCAAGTTCAAACTCTAAATGGTTTATAGCTTTCTGTATGCACTCAATCGGAGAGTCGTGTTTCCTATCTGCTCTTAGTAAATAAGTTACTGCCGTTCCTATATTGTAAGATAAGTCAAAGTCTTCAATGACTTTACGAGCTTCTATCTTGTATCGTCTTCCTATGTAGTAACTTGGTATTCTATTGTTTTTCATCTTTCTTTTGTATTTCGCTATAAGTTCTGTTTCTATCGTGTGCTAGTCCTCCAGTTCTTGTTTGTACTTTATCTCTTTGCCCCCTTATGTTAGCAGTTTCTACATTCTCCATATTCCAAAAGAGTTTTTCTTTTGTTCTTCTTTTTATTCTATCTTCTATTATAGTCATAATAATAACTATTAAAAAAAAGATTGATAGCATTATGCCAAGTATTGTAAATATAATCATAGTTTTATTCTGTTAAAAGTCTTAGTAATTGTGCACTCGTATATATTCTTTCCTTTCCTGAATAATTATCAAAGATACAAGTAAAGTTATCTTCTTCCCATATCCATAAAGAATTTACATTGTTCTTGATGTGTCCTTTCAGTACCCACTTAATTGTTTTGTATGTTCTTTCTATGGCCATATTACTACTATGTTTTTATTCATATCTATTGTTTTAGTTTGTATTGGGGAGGAAACCACTTCCCCCCCTTTACTACACAGGTCTGAAAAATTAAAAGCTTTTTAGGTCTTACCCTTTATTGATTAATTATTTCCTGAGTATTCTTTATATATTTTTTTTATTCCATCAAAGCAAGCTGCTATACAAGAACCACAATTAGTTCCTGTTGAGTAGTTCGTATTATATAACGTATTGTAAATCTCTATCATTTTCTTCTTTGCTCTTTGGTCTTTAGCTCTACCTGTTTTTAAGTCAGGCCATAGAGCTATAATCTCTGCTATTATTTCTTCAGGTATATCTGTTCTAACTTCAACTTCTGATGTCTTATTCCAATAATTCTGTGGACAAGATTGAGAAGAAATTCTAGATTTAATTTTCATAAAACATTTACAAACGGTGCAATTTCCTAGAACGCTTGAATAGTATACGCAACTTTTACATATTGCCATTCTATCTTCATATATCTCTTTAGGTACAAAGAACTTATTCACTTAGTATATATTTTAATTCTGTCCTTACTTTATCTATTGTCGTAAACAAACTGTTTCTACTTATACCTGTCTTCGCAGCAAGTGAGTCAAGTGTATTTGACTCGTGATAGTATAATTGGAAAACTTTAGTATCGTACCAAGAAAAATTGTCTTCTAAGGCTTTGTCTATCTTTTCAAGGCTAGTCCATACATAGTCATCTGATAATTCATTAGGCAAGTTGTAAAGATGTTTAGATGGTATTGTTTCCCCTGATTCCATTTCATCATAAGTAACTGCACTTGTTAGACTGTCTATGTGTGTATAATACTTCTTGTATTTATAATAATAATTACTTCTAGGACTTGTTAATGCTCGCCTTAATGCTACTGCTCCATATCTTGTAACTCCTAGTATTCCATCTTTGTCGTATATAGCTTTGAGTGTTTCTTGATTCATACTTAGAAAGTAAAGCATTAGTTCCTGTACTGATTCATTGACTTCATTCTCATCAGAAGTTAATCCATAAGCCATAGTCCTGAACTTATCTGATAGCTTTGATATTTCTAAATAAATTTCAGTCATTAATTGGTTCTATCTTGTCAATCTTATCTACTGTGTTCTGTGTTAATTCATCAAGGACTAAACGATAAGCTCTTATTACTGCTGAATTACCTTTAGTTTCTACTCCTGCGAAAAAGCCGTTGGTAGCTACTGCTAAGTTAATTGGTATAATCATTAACCAATCCCAATAGTTTTCTTCCTTTGTTCCTGCTCCATAGTTGTTATGATATTCTATGATAATGTCTACTACTTCAAGATAATTTTCATATCTACTTTTTGTACTGACTTCCTTTGCAAACTCTTTACACATTGTAACATAAGTTTCTATTATGACTCGGTGTTCATTATTTGCGTAGATGGGTTCTATCATACGCCAAAGATATTAAAAAAGTTATTGTATTCCTTTTTCTTCTTTTAAGTTTTCAACAAGGTTTTTGTAATAACTTATCTGTTCTTCATATTCTACCCTAGATACTTTATGAATAGTCCTAGCTAAATACTCTAGTTCTTCTGCTGTTCCTTCTCCATACTTAGCATCTAAATTAATACCAAACTTAAACTGTTCTCCTTGACTGAACATATTACATTTGATACATTGAACCTGACAATTTTCTTCATCAAATCTTGTTGCTGTATGCTTACGACTTTGAAAGTGTCCGTTCTGCATTCCGTCCTTATACCCTCTGACTATTCCACAAGTAAAGCATTGAACCATTCCATACTCGTTAGCATCTCTAAGTCTTATGTAAAGACTGAACCACTTGTCTAACTCTTTTTTTAATTTACTAATTGTCTTTTTTGCCATTCTTCAAATGTTAAAGGTTTTTGTTTTAATAATGTCTTTACAGAGTAATAATACTTTGCATATTCTTCTGCGTCTTTTATTGTTATTTCCATATTATATACCACAACCTCCACCATCACAAGAATCAAAATCTTCATCAAACATTTCGTACTGCTGATTAAATTCTATAATTTCTTTATAAGTAAGCCTGTCTATTCTCCAAGTTAAACCATAATCTTTTAAGCATTCCTGTTCTTGTTTTAAGAACCACTCTATTTTATTTTTGTTTTTCTCATATTGATGTTTTAAATAATAAGGTGTTGCTCCCATACAACCAACGCAATTATTTACCCACGCAAATCTTACAGGTTTATCTTTCCAATATTGTTCAATTTTATCTTTAAATATACCATCTTCAATCAAAGGAAATCTTGGCTTTTCCCATTCCATCTCCTTCCATTTATTATTTCCGTTCTTGTGTTTTCCAACTATAAATTTATCAACCAATATTCCATTTTCATTACATTTACTAAGAACTGTATTCCCCCTTCTCATTTCATTTGCCCTGAAACCTATTCGTTTCTCTACAACTTCTCCTATATTATCATACCAAAACTTTTTAATAGGTGCTAATTTCATTTCAGAAGTACAAAATCTACTGTTAGATTGAGGAAGCCAAGTAGCTTTTTTGCCTTTTAGATTTCTCGATATAACTTCATCAAAAGGTTTACCTGTAACCCAATTTATTTCTGAACCTATAAATTGTTCTAAGTCTAGCATTGTATGTATTATAACATCATCTTCTAATGTTCCAATAAATTCTGTTCCTATTTTATCACTAACCACTTGCCTTAATTTTTTATCAGGATATAGACAATTCATATCTGTAGTCCTTACTAAAGCAAATACATTATAATCAGCAGGATAATTCGCTGCTATATACGCTGAGGTTTTTCCTCCACTTACACTATTAACTGTTTTCATATCCTAAGTCTTTTCTCCATTTCTTTTGTAATTTGTTTTGCCTTAACATATACTTGCCACCTCTAAATGAAGCATCTTCTTCTTGAAGCTTTGCCCTTGCTCTTTTAATACTTGGAGCTGATGTCAATTTATTTTCTGAATATAACCTTAGAAACTCTATAACAGGAACATTAATATCTCCAAGACCTAAATCACTCATTTCTTCTGCCCAAATATTAGCACATAATCTATTGTCATCATCTCTTAATGTTGGATATTTTACTATCCATTTAATTACTTTGTCTTTTGTTTTCATTTTAATAATTTTTGTGATTGATAATATAAAACTTCTTTAGGGTCTTTCCCTAATGTATGTACTTCATAAGTAGCATTGTCTATGATTTTTTTATGAGCATAAACAAATTTATAGAACGTTCTGATGTTTAAAAAAGGTTCATCTTTGCCAAACCTTACTCCTAAATGGAAAGCTTCCACTATCTGATTGAAAGTCATATTACCAAATCGTTTCTCTTGTATTAAGTCAGCTGCAAATATCTTAGCTAAAGCTGCCATTGACTTACCATCTGACCTATGCCCTATTTCTACTGAAGTCTTTGCTATTAATTCATAGACTTTTTCTGTGAGTTCTTTAAGGTTTTCTTGTTTTAGTGGTTTCATCATTTTACTCTGTCTGCTTTAAGATTAACATAAACTTCTTTAATTCCACTATTTTGTCTTCTATTTGCATAAATATATGGTGTAGCAAAACCAAACATCATTCTGAATGAACCTTGCTTTTTAGGGCAATATAGTTTTTCTTTTTCTTTTGTTTTCATAAGTATTCTTTTCCTTTTAAGTATTCGTTAATTTGACTATCTATTTTGCTTGTCTTAATTGGTTTCTTTTTCTCTCGCATTTCCCAAGTTCTTATGCAAGCCCTCCAATCCTTCATTTTGTTTTTACCAACCATCCAACCCTTACTATCATAAAAATTAATAAATGATTCAGCTT